CCTATATTAAATCCTTCTCTAGTACAATCTTCCACGGTTTTTTCCATACCGTGTTCATTGAGGTGCTCCTCTATATGTATACACATTTTCTTCTCTGTTCCCGGCCAATCGTTTTTACAAAAATGACAGAGATACTTACATTTCCAGTGTTTTCTCGTTCGATCTAGTAGTTGGGGCTTGTCGTTTTGTTTAATCTCCTCAAATCTCTTTTTTAACATCTCCAAAAATCTGACTTCATCTTCTGGGCCAAAACACAGACTAAAAGGCTTTGGATCTACATCTCCTTCCATGTTCTTATAGAAAAATATACTCATAATTCTATTAGGAAAGTCTGGATATAGCTTAGATATCGCATAGAAATAGAGTAGTAGTTGGGGGTCATTCTCTAATTTTTTGTAATCTTTTTCTGTACCCGTTGCCCAATCCATGCGGCGACCACTTTTCCAGTCAATAACCTCTATGGTGTCGTCGGAGATTTTAGTAACAAGATCAATTGTTCCCTTAACCGCTAATTGCCCTTCCACTTTCTCTCCGTTTACTTCGTACTCAAACTTAGCCCAGTCTTCTTCAATTGGAATGTCAAAATGAGGCTCTGGGTGATAGATATCTCTGAGTCTGGGGTCAAATTGGCCATCACTATGGGTTAAAAAGGTCGAAACACACGCGGTTACTGCCTTTCTTTCCGCTGGCTGAAACTTGTGCTTGGAATCTTTAGCATAACAATCAATACTAAGCTCACATAACTCATCTACAAAGTCTTCTGTGTGCAGCCTGTCTTTGTGGATTCTTATTTTACCAGCAGCGTCGTCCTCTACTACGAGATATTTTCTCTTCGGGTTATCTTGCTGGAACTTCTTTAGTCCAGCCAGAATCTCCATAGCCTTGTGTGCCATCGTACCTTGTTCTGCCTTTTTTCCGCTATCAGACTGGTGTCCAAGAACATAGGTCATAAAGTACTGCATTTGGCAGAAGTCATAATTATTATAACTAGAGCTTCTAAGATATGTAACTAACATCAATTCTCCTGTAGATAACGAAAAAACTTATTAACCTTGACTGCCATAGAATCGAGACTGCCGTCTTTATTGTCTATGAAGTGTTTGAATGGGTATTCATCTAGTGCTACTTCGCTATCATGATTATCATCAGATACTTTTCTAGTAAGTCTAACTACGACTCCTCCAGCATTTTCGATAGCTTTTGCTTCGTTTGGAAATCTTACATCAGCAATAATGGCTAACTCAGACTGCTCTCGTGTTATTTTTTTGATTGTACTATTCACCCAAACAGAGCCATATATTTTACGCATTATATCTGTACCAAGAAACTGCATAAACTCACGAGCAGTCATTGGTCCTTCTTTCCAATCCCAACTCTTCTTGGCATCTGGTGCTAAAAGCTTTTTCATGAGGCTAGAGTTAATTGCTTTGGGCATGTTCTCCCATAGTAAATGTTTTTGGGGCTGGTTTTTTTGTTCGTCGACTCCCCACGCACACTCTTTTGGGATATCAAAAAGTTCAGTACATATCCACTTCAGCCTGTCTGCAAAACTGTAAAGCTTCACGTGTGGCCACATGCTGTGCTCTGCATACTGAGTGAACTGTTCATCTCTTCGGGTTATATCAAATTCACCCCACCCCTCCTGATCTTCCTCGTTTTCGGTGAGAATCATTAATTCCCCATTAGGCCCAACATTCCAGTCTTTAATGAGGTTGTTATTCTTCAATGCTATTCCGTGAAGTATATTTGCGACGGTATTTTTACCAGCCTGCTTTCTTCCAGAGATTCCTATTATGTTCATTAAAAGTATCCTTGTAGATTATTTAATATACTGTCTTTAATTTTTTCTACGAACATGTTTCCTAAATCTTTCGTTTTCATCGGGGGGAAAATCAACTTGAATGATCTTGACATATCCCTTTTGATCTTTATCTTAGACTCTCTACCTGCTTGGTCGTTATCTGTTAGTATTACAAGCTTAGTAACTCCACTTTTCAGTAAAAGAGATTTTTGTTTTATTGATACGTCTTTACCAAAAAGACCCATAGCATTGTATACACCCGCTTCGTAAAGCTTCCAAACGTCCCCTTGTCCCTCAACGAGGAACATACATCCAACTTTCTGTGCTTGGAGTATTGCGTTATCATAATTGTATAAATAGTCTGTCTTCTTAAAACCTTCGGAGAAAAGATACTTCGGCTCTATCCATCTCTTGGTGGCTCTAGCTATAAACCCTACTGTCTTTTTTCGGAATGAAACAGGTATTATAGATCTATGCCTCATAATAAACGAATCGCTATCTTTGATGTCAAAATGATTCAAGGTCTCCCTTTTGAACCCTCTGCTCTCAAAATACGGTGAGCCATCTAGCATTTTTTTGGGGAAGGCTCCTGTAAAAATTTCTTGTGGAGTTGTTCTGGGTTTTTCTTTTTTCTTAAAAGTGCTAACCAAATTGCTAAACTCTTTACTCTCGCCTTCTTTTTTTGGTTCAAGACTTTTGTTGTACTGGGCACCCTCAATGTTGTAAAGGTTGCAAACATATTTTAAAACTTCGGAGAAATTATCTGTTTCCAGACACCCCATTATAAAACCAAAGATATCTGTACTTGAGTCTTCATGACAACCTCTAGTCCAACATCGCCACGCTTGACGAGATAGTGATATAGATAGACCTTGAGGATTGTCGCTAGCTTCATGTATGGGACACTTCATAAATATATTATCCGCTACTTGATCATACTCCAACTCTAAACTGTTAAGAAGTTTATCAATATCGTCAAATATAAGTTTCTTTACTTTATTTAAATCTAACGTCTTAACTGTCAGCATTATTCTTCCTTCTTCTTTGGTGGCATATAGCCAAAAATATGCCCACATGTAAACCCTACTGCAAAAGCTATAAAAGGTGCCTCCAACGCTGACTCCTGCATGAACCGACTAATGCTAAGAGGGACGCCTCCTATAGACACCGCCAATAGGTCATACATACCCAGTGCTATAATTGAAAATGTTACTATTTTTGCTGTTAACGACATTGTAGTTTCTCCGTCTTTTCTATTTTGCTCATCTTTAGTTTTTACCCGCGTTATTCGTTTTCACTTACCTCGAACGGAAGTTGTGCCCCCTCAATAATGCCGTCTTCTGGTGAAGAGCGAATTTCATCTCTAGTCCTAAGCTCTCCTAGTTGAGCGTGGCTACCGACCATGTTCATGTTGATATAGTTTCCATCAAGCAGTCCTGCACCATGTCTAGCCTTTAAAGTGACCAGCTTCCTATTCCCCGAGTTTGGTCCGTCCTCAGCCAGCTCCTCAGCCGACTTCAATTTAAATATGGAGAACGACGTGCACAACCAAATAAGTCTGTCAGATCCACTCACCGCGTCTGTAGACTCCTTGGTGATGCCGTCTCTGTTGAGTTGCACAAAAGAGAGGCATGGAAAATCAAGCTTGACCGCCAGATTATGAAGGTTGGTAATTTGAAATCCGAGTGCCTGATACTCTTGGAGGTTATTGTTTATAGAGCTGGACGACATTAGTTTAAGGTAGTCATAAACAACCAAGCAGTCGTTCGTGTTATTATTCTCGTCTTGACCAACATCTTGGATGATCCAACGTTTGATGGTATTCATGATTGCTTCAAAAGGAGCACCGGCGACGCTTACATATGTGTATGGTATCTCTCTAATCTCATCTACAGCCTGTTGAACCCTGATAACCTTTTCATCGTCTTCAGCGAATTTACCTGTTGCCACCTCGGTAATAGGAACACCGCTAATATTAGATATAATTCTATTGAGGTGATCCTCTTTGCTCATCTCGGTATCAAGCATGAGAACTGGAATACCTTTTCTAGCATTATACAAAGCAACGTTGTCTCCAAAGACAGATTTACCAACACCGGGACGAGCGGATACAAGATCGACGCACTTGCGACGAAGGCCTCCCCCAACGACCGCATCGAACCTCGGAAACCCACTTGACAATCCTATTTGGTCACATTTATTTTCAATCAGAAACTCTAAATACTCATCAATGTCGTCGCCTAATTTTTCGGGTTTTTGACCAAGCTCATCGTCTCTAAGAAATTCGGTTATGGGGGACTCTATGAGACTAACAATCTCATCAATTGTCTCATCGCCGTTGATATCCCCAATGTCTTTACTGATTTTATTGGCTATGCGTTTAGCTTTTCTAGCCAACTCAAATTTCTTTACCTGAGCTGCGAAGTGAGGTACGTTTTCCTGTTTGACGGGATATTCCATCAGGTCACGAATATACTCAAGCTCTTGGCTCGTTTGAACCACTTCAGAAAGATTAAGCTGTTCTGAAGCAGACAAAATCGCTGGCAAGTCTATATGTGCTTCACTCTGTAGAATTTTCTCTACGCATTTATAGATTACTTGATTGTTCCTGTGCGAGAAGCTATTGTGAGTCAAGAAATCTGAAATTTCTACGTATGACTCTAGGCCGTATGCGAATAACCCTGCTAGTACCGCACGCTCCGAACCTACGTCCGAAAGGTTTGAATCCATGTTTCTATCTTCCTGTGCAACGATTGCATCTAATATATTCACCGTGAATAAGATTTTCATTCATGGCAAAAGATTTGCCACAAACGTGACATTCAACTTGTCTCTTGTTGGGTTGACTTCTTTCCCTTGGAGTCCGAGTTTTTTCAAGCTTGTCATAATTAACAGTCTCGTCTCTCATTTCCCCTTGATCCACCCACTTGTTTTTTCTAAACTTAACCAATTTTTTACTTCCCTTTACATTTTCTCTATCGACAGAGAAATCTTTGTTAACATTCGGTCTAGGACTAGAGGAAACGGTTTCCTCTACATCTTTGGTTTTAGGGGTTTCCCCCCCTTTTACATTGCTGTTCAGTATGCCTTTTATAAGATCCTCTTTTTGGTCTGGAGTAAGGGACTCTAAAAGTGCTTTTACTATGTCATCACTCATTTTCTTCTACCTTTTTCAATTAAGATATCTGCTTTTCTTCTCACGTTATATTCTCGACTTACGATTTTTGCAAGTCTGGCTTTTGCGACATCCTGCCAATCTTTGATCTTCCTTGCTAAATCATGACTTCTTAATATATTAGCAACCTTGATGTCGTGCTTTAAATATTCTCCAGCCATGTCTTGTATCTCACTTGAGATTATAATATTGAGACTGCCCTCGCACCAGTTCACCACCGTTTCCTGAGTAGCCTTCTCTGATGCTACATGGTCAGCATACTGATACAGCATGTAAGCAAAATTAAAGCAGTCATCTCTGGTTAGCCTGTCCATTTGTTCAAGGGATAATGTTTCTGCTAAAGCGAATTCCTCGGAAAACTTTGTGGGTGCTAAATTCTTACAGGATACGTAAGTTTCTATTCTATCTAAGAAATCCTTTAGTCTATCAGCGGCGTTCAAGTTGTTCTCTCCAGTGTTCTTCTGAGCTGTCATATCTCAAAGCTATTAGTTCAATATCGTTTATTTCACACCATTCAGCTTTATTCCTGTCTCTAGCTTTCGCTCTAAGGAATCCAGCCTTACTCTTATGGAAGAATGGCGTGTACTTAAAATGTTGTTGTCCCTGAACCTCAACCCCTATTCTAACATTTGGAATGAGAAAGTCAAGGTATAAAACAGATTTTTTTGCAGGTTTTACTGTTCCCGGAAGTTTTACCTCTTCTAGTATAGTGTATCCGCGAAAAATATCTTTGATTATTTCTCGTGCCCTGAGATGGTAGAATGATCGTTTTGATCTGTCGTTGTCTATGTATTTTTTTAAATCTAGATTATATTCACGACCATTTAGTCCAACAACTTTCATAGAAAAACTTCTCTTATCTGTTGATAAATGAATTGCGTGATTTCAGTGTTTTCCTCTAGGAAGGTATTTACCTTTTCCATCCCCTGAAACTTAAAGGCTTTTGAGATAGCTTCATCGTTTTCGTGGTCAATCTCGTTTTCTATTAACCAGTTTTTGATCACTGGATCGTCTTTATTTTCCACAGCACAAGATATAGTGTACCAAGCACCACTTCGGTTTATCATAGCAAATTCACTAGCTATCTGGGCTACTTCCTGACATTCATCAATGCCGATCCCGTAGCGAATCCACCCCTCTGCCGTAGAGTTGGGAGTTCCTCCGGCTGCCGATGTCTTGATTACCCAGTTGGCGACTTGGCCAACGTGATTGCCAGAGTCTTTAGGCACTTCCCATTTGCCACGGTGGGTGATTACCATGTTGGTTCCAGCTTGGTATTGAAGCATATTTCCGCAGTCTGCCATCTTGTTCGGAGAATATCTACTGCCACCAGTGTTTGCTATGTTGTGTGTAATAAAGATGCATATAGCTTTCATTCTAGCTACGTCGCCGCTTATACGCTTAAAGAACATAGATAAGAGTCTAGGCAAAGCGTTGCGTACTCCAGTTCTAATTTCACCATCTAACTCATCTTGAGGAACCATGCTTGAAGTTGAGTCGACAATAGCTACCAAGTCCGGAGTGTTCTTGATATACGTCTCAAGCGTGTTTAGATATTTCTCAGCGGAGACCATGGGCTCTTTATCTGTGGCCTGAACAATTTTAATCTTGTCAATGTCTAGGTCTTTTATGCCCTTGAAATTCTCCTTGGTTAGTCTGCCCTCAGTGTTAAAGTAAAAGACATTCTTGCCTGCCTTTTGAGCTTTAGCTGCAAAATAAAGTGCTGTAGTTGTCTTTCCGGTCTTAGGATCTCCGGTCATCACCACGCAACTTCCTTCCCTCAAGCCTCCGCCTAAAGCGATGTCTAGGGCTGGGGATACGCCAATGGTATTAAAATTTTCTAGGGTGGCCAAGACCTGACTTCCCGACTCAACTATGGCACCGTATTTCTTATTAATTTGATTACTAACTGGATCGTTTTCAAACTCAATGATTTTAGATTTCTTCTTCCCCATTTTCAAGTTTCCTTAATGTACTTAGTATATTTTTCTTTCCGAACTTCTTCTTTTGGTGCTTCGCTTCCTTCTTTACTTCAATCTCTTGTTTTCGGTTTAATTGACTAACTAATAGTAGCTGATACTTCTCAATAACCCTAATAGCATTTGGGTGATTCAAAGAAAAAATGCGTTTAAATTCATTTGATAGAACAGCCTTAACAAGTGCTTCTTCCAAAAAGTTGTGATCTTTCAGCATTTTGTTAGCGGCAATGAGCTGTCTTTTGAATGTCCAGTCCCAAGGTTTCTTACTCCAGAATTTATAGGGTAGGGAGCCTTCGTTTTTATTCTCCGCATTCTTCTTGCACATTATCTCGGCAACATAGGCAGCACAAGTGCAATAGTCTCCAGTGCTCTCGTGTTTATACCTACTTTTGTCTGTTCTTTTTCGTTTTTCGGTCATCGTAAATAATCCCTTCTTCAAAACAAGAGTCGATGTCGTCCTCATAACTTTTCTCCTCAACGAGTTCCGGCATTATCCACATTTTTTTGTAGACAATATCCTCTTTAATTACACCTACGGTATAGTAATCTTTAGAGTCTCCACCCATCTGTCCCAAGACGGATCTAATAAAGTATAGACCATCAGCGTCTGATAGGTCTATCTTAACTTCGTGTGATCTGAATTGAAGACGGAAGTCCTTAACAAAAACAGATCTATCTTCGCAGTATCTCTTCAGACCCGGCCAAGTTTTATATTCATGAAAGAAAACTTCAACTCCATTAGTAAGTGCCACCTTGACCCAGATTACGGTTTTGTTTTCTCTATATCGTTCTAGGAATTTTTCGTTATTCATCTTTAATTTTCGTTACACATTTTCTTCTGCTGGATTTATTCTGGTTAAATGACGCTCGCATGTCATCAGTCATGACGGATGCGTTGGGCGTCATCACGATTGACCCGTTGGATTTTGCAAACTGTCGAGAAAGTAACGTCTCCTTATTCTCCGGTTCTT